GATCGCGTCGTAGTACAATATGCCCTTCTGAACACCGTTCTCCTTGAGCCACATCTGCGGGGCGTATCCCGCGCCGCTGTTTATGTTGAAGTACGGCGTGGTCGTGCTGTTGACCTGCAGTGTCTCGTTGACCTGCACACCAGCTGTGGTTGTCTGCAGCACCTTAGCCGTTGATCCATTGTACAGAAACACTTGCCCTGCGTTGCCGGGTACGAGGTATAACTCACCGGGGTAGGTAGCATGGGTGTTTCCGTACAGGGACGCATACGCGCCAGCGGTCGCAGCCACGGAGGTGCCACCCGACAGGGTCAGTTGTCCAGTGGTGTCTCCACGCAGGAATATCGACTGGGTCGCACCCGTCAGGTCAATCGTCGGGTCCGAGATGATCAGTGACGTGAATGTCTGCGCCCCGGTCCACGACTGGGCTGTCGCGAGGTTGGCAATTACGTTGCCTTCCCACGTAATGTTGGTGGCACCAAGCTCAAGGTCGCCTGCATTGGGCGCAGCGCCGAACACGCGGTTCCACGCTGGGGTGCCGAGGGTCGTGTCCCACGTGTACATGGTGATGTAGCTCGCACCGTCACTTGGGATGGACCCAACAAAGCCCCGAGACACGCCGAGGTAATCGCGGGTCTGGAATCCTTGGAAGGCGCTGTCGTGCGCCACATCGTATGCCTGACTGGTGTACATGGAGCCACCGTTGGCTACCATGTTCATCTGAGCGGTCCACGTGCTGGCCGTGCCGAACAGGTCGAACCACTCAGTCGCCGTGCCACCAGCGTTCACCCGAAGGTGCTTCAAGGGGTTGGCTGCGATGGAGGGCAGCGCCTCAAGGGCGTTCCACGCCGCGCCATCATAGACCATCATGTTGCCGCTGGTGGTGTTCCAGTACAAGGCCCCGGTCAGCAGTGCATTCCCGTCGTTGTCGAGGGTCGGGTCACTCGCCTTCGGACCAAGGTAACGGTCGTCGAAGGAGTCGTAGCTAGCCGCAGCAGCGGCTTCGCTCGCCGCAGCATTCGTCTCAGACGTAGCCGCGTTTGTTTCAGATAGGGCCGCAGCGGTCTCGCTGGCGGCGGCAGCTGCTTCACTAGCAGCGGCAGCGGACGCAGAAGCGGACGCATTGGTCTCGCTTGTGGCCGCGTTAGACTCAGAAGACGCAGCAGCGGCGGCACTCGCGGCGGCGGCATCCGCCTGTACAGTGGCCTCCGTCACGGCGGCATCCAGATCAACCTGATCGTAGACGTCTTGGCCCGGAGATGGTGTGCCTACACCACGATAAGTTGCCATGCTGCCTGTCTCCTATATCTTTCTTGCGTTCTTGATGTGATACCATGCAGCGGCAAGACCGGCGATAATCGCCACGACGCTTGCTACCACCTGAAGTACCTCGTTCGTCGTGATAAGCCACGTGCTCCCGGCGCATACGCCAGAGACACCGGCAGCGACATCGGCTGCTCTCTCATGCATGTTCTGTCCTGTCATAACATGATCCCTAAAAGGGGAGACCCCTGTCCCTAAGGACAAGGGCCTCCAACGGTTAGCCTAAGGGGCTAGTCTTAGGCCGGAACCACGATACCCACGCCGTTCTCAGCGCGGTAGGTCTTGGTGCCGTAGATCGTGTCAGCAGTGTACAGGGTGCCGAGGTACTCCTGCTTGTACTGCGTCTGCGACCGGATAGCCAGCTGCTCCACGTGGACGATCGCGTCCTTGTGCATCAGCACGCACACCTTGTAGTTGGTGGTCGTGTCGGTTGCAGTGACGGTGGCAAGGTTGGTGGACACGTACACGGGAACACCGTACACTTCACCGAACTTGCCGGTCTTGACACCCGGCTGCATACCGAAGTCCGAGCTAACGAAGCGGTCGATGCCCAACAGCACGTTCTTCTGGCCCGGATTGATGATCAGGCTGCGCTGGTCAGGCGGAACGTCCTGATCGTCCAGACGCTGGATGTGGCGACGCAGACCGGCGTCGGTCAGGTTCGCACCGTTACCAGTGTTGGTGTTGGCGTTCGGGTCCCACGCGGCAGTGCCGACGGCACCGTCGTAGGCCGCGCTGTACGCAGAACCACCTTGGAAGGTAGCCACGTTCGCCAGCAGATCGGTGTCAACCTGCTTCGCCAGCGCATAGCCAGCGTCGTCGGTGTAGAAGGCACGGGCAGACGACAGAGACTGCACTTCCGCGATGTCCTCGATCACGCGCGAGTACTCGTAGTGCTTGTCAACGACGATCTGCAGAGTGCCTGCGGTGTCGACGTTCAGGGTCACGGCGGTGTTCACAGCCTTGACGTTAGCGGAACCGCGAGCGGGCTTCGGCACGTTGACTGCGTCGCCCTTCTTGCCCTTAAACGGATACTTCTTGACCAGCGGGGCAACGACGATTACGTTCTTGTAAACGCCGATAACCTCGTCCGACCACATCTCGGGGATGAAGTTGGCATTGGTCGTGGGAGTCTGGAAACCACCAGAAGGATAAGCCATTGTAATGCTCCTAAACTAAAGTGAATGTTACCGCACCCGGCCTTCAAGGTAGGCCTGTTGAATCTGAGGTTGCAGCTTCTCGTAACGATCGGGGTTTTCCATCTTGAGACGCATAAGTTCAGCACGCTTGAAGATAACACGCTTGCCCCCCGTAGCACTTCCCTTGCTAGGCTTCGCGTTACCGAGGGACTGCTTGCCCTCATCTACCGTCTCATCACTCGGATGAGTCTGCTCGAACATCGTGATGATCTCCGAAGCAAGTTCGTAGTCGAACGTCTGATCTGCCTGCGCGACCAGCTTGGAGCGCGTCGGACTCTCTGCGACCCATGCCACGAAGCGAGGATCATTGACGATCTCGCCCGCCTTGGGGTGCTTCCGATTGAACGCTGCAAGGTTGTCCGCACGCTCCCGCGCAGTAAGCTTCGCTTCCAGTTCCTTGATCTTCGGATTGGCCGAGACGGCACCGTTGATGGCACTGTCCGGGTCTTCGAGCAGGGAATCAGCGTCAAGCTTCTTCTGCTGGGCGGTGGTAGTCTCCCCGAGTTGTTGCTTGAGTATCTGGTCGGTCAGCTGCCGAAGCTCGCCCAGTTCATTCTGGCCGCGCCCGTAAGCTCTCTCGACTTCCTGATGCATGTGGATCACGTCGGCCAGAGACTTGCCCTTGTACTTATCAGGTACGTCGGAGACATCTGGCTTAGCGGCAACGTCCTTCTGTTCCCGCGTCTGCGACCCTTCCTCCTTGGCTTCCATGAGACTCTTGTCGTCAAAGCCATCGGAGAACAGGTTTACAGTTTCCTCTTGCAGCTCGGTATTGCTATCACTTTGGTCGGTCATTACATGCTCCTGCCCCTTCTGGGGGTTGTAGGATAAGATTACAGTTCCCCGTTTTCACGGGCCTTCTTGTCGGCGTCACGATGCCGCTTTTCAGCAGCCTTGCCCCACTGGTCCCATGCTGTGGGAAACGCGGGGTCGTAGCCGGGAAGCTTGAACCGGGGTGCGGCGATCTGTCTCCGGGCGACCCCACCGCAGCCTTTGCAGGCCACGGTGAGGACATCCGAGTTGGAGACGAAGTGCTCATGACGCTCGCCGCAGTCGTCACAAACATAGTCATAGACTCGCATGACTAATCTTCCAGCGAGTTACGCTCACCTTCGGGCGGAGCTTCATCCGCAAAGCTCAGCTTGTCGAAGTTCTCGATCTCGTTGGCAATCATAGCCTTGAAGTTCACCATCCGGCCAATGGCTTCGATCTCGCCCTTCGCCTTGAGGAACTCATCTCCCGTCTTGCACTCGGCCCACTTGGTGTGGAGCAAGTGCTGTAGTGCGCCTTCCATGTCCTTCTGGATGATCTGCCATCCCTTGGACATGAACATCTTACTCAGTGCTTCAAGCTGTTCCGCTCGCTGTTCCCGCTGTGACATCGTTAATCAACCTCTCTGCTAGCCCTTGCTCAGCCACACTCGACGCTTCCAAGCGTGTAAGCTGAGCTTCCAGTTGTTGCATCGACACGCTCATGGACTCCGCCTGTGCCTTTGCAAGGTTAAGGATCGCTTGCGACTCGTTCTTGGCTTCCTCACTCGGAGCCTGTCTCGCGTCGTTCGCGGCCCGTATTACTTCTGCCTGTGCCCGGACGTACTGCACCTGAATCTGAGCGTGTTGGTTCTTGATCTTCGCGACCAACTCTTGCTTCTTCAGTTCCAGCATCGGGTCGGGAGGAGGCGGCTGCATCGCCTGCTGCAACTTCGCGTCGATCAGAGGCAGCATGTCCTCCCGGTTGCTGAGCGAACTGGTCGAGTAGATCGACCGCATCAGCATCCAGTAGGCCGGACTGTTCTGGTCTACGGTGTTCAGCATGGTAGCGAACTGCTGCTGCTCCAGCTCTCGCGCCATTGTGCCCAGCACCGACGTAACGCGATAGGTCACGTCCATCGCCGGGTACAGGGTTGGCTCATACTGCATATAGGCCCGGTGGGTCTTCGTGATCAGCGGGATGATCATCTCACGCTCGATGTTGCGGATCGTGCGCTTGGCCCGCTTGACCATTGACCCGAGCATCATGCTCATGCCGGAGGCCGTTTCGTTCCTGTTGTTCGCCTTGACCGGGGCTCCCATGTCCATACCGCCCGTGCTCATGCTTACCATCCGCTCAAGCTCGGCGTTGTCCGTGAAGACGTTGGGGTCGATGTTGCCGAAGCGTACCGGGCGAAGTATCGTGTCCGGGTCGCCGTTCGTGATGACCGACTTGCCGGGAGACACGGTGAACTTGAAGCCGTGCGGCATCTTCGTTCCGTCGATACCCATCATGGGGTGGACCGTCAGACTCAACCCGTCGATACGGGCACGCATGCTAGCGTCCAGAGCCTTCTGGCTGTTGTAACCCTTCTCGCCAACGCCCCTGCCCCAGAACTGGTCGGGTACGATCTCGTGCCGGTAGGCGACGAACAGCCGATCCTTCAGGAGGAGCGGGTTCTCGACGGCCTTCAGCAGGACGCTGTTGTTAGCGATGACGATCATTGCCTCAACCAACTCGTCCGAGTCGTAGTCCGGGGAAGCCTTGGGCTCCTCGTCCTCAGGGAACAGGCTGACGTATTCCTCGCCCTCGTACAGCGGCTGCACCGCGTCAAGCAAGGCTCGCGGTACTAGGCCCCGGTAGTCGATCAGGTTGACCGATTGCCCGTTGGGGTCCCTGCTCTCGTCCGACATGATCGGGTCCTCCGGCGTGGAGGGCGCCGCGATCTCGGCGTCACGATAGGTGCCCGAGGTCTGCATGGCAATGACTTCATGGCGGGGAGTCGCGTAAATGTGTGCGCAGCCAAGGGCATCCTCGATGCTGGACGCTGCGGTGTCGATTGCGAACTCCTGCGGCAAGACCGGGATCAGCCGACACAGGAAGCGCTGTTCCGTCCGCAAGTCCATGCCGTTCTGGGACTGCGTGACGGTAGCGATCGTGATGTCGTCTGCGTCGATCTTACCAATGCCGGTGCCAAAGATCGAGCCGTTGAGGAATATCTGGTTGAGGGCCTGCGAATAGTCGGCTTCCTCCAGATCGTCCCGCAGCTGAGCACGAAGCTTCGCCATTGTCGCCGGTTCGAGGTCGTTGTGGTTGTCAACGATGTCGAAGAACTCCGGCTTGTCGAGGATGGCGCTCTCGATCTCACTGGTTACGGACTCGATCGCCTGCTGCAGAGCGGGCGTGATCAGACGGCTGCGTTCGGACTGACGGCTCTTGTCTTCAGCCGCCCAGATACCGCGCCACAGCCGGTAGTACTCCTCCCATCTGGTCTTGTGTTGGCGGTCCCTGTCGTTGCTCCACTGCTGTACCCGGCTCGTAACCCACTGGACGAGCGCAGTATCAGCGTTACTGGTGTTCGGTGTCTCAATATCCTGCGATGGCATCTAGTGGCTCCCAATCGTCAACTTCTATATCGTGTGTTGAGTACACGGCGCTTGCGATCTGGTCAATGTAGGCCAGCGCGTCCGGCAAGTCGTCGTGCGCCAGCGGGTCGGGGAAGTCCAGCAGCTGTTCTTCGAGCGCCTTGTTCCAAGGACCCTTGACGAACTTGATCTTGCCATGCTGGAAGCGACCCTGTAGCGCCCAGATGATGCGGTCGGTCTTCTTGGTCCCGCCGTGCTTCAGTTCTACGACGTTCGGGTAGATGTTCAACCGCTGCATCTGGTCTTCGAGGTACGGCATGATGGCGTTCTTCAACGCCCCGCCCTCGATCCCAAGCGCAACCGGGTGATGCACCTGTGCCGCCCGGATGATTCGGAGCGAAGTCTCGCGCACGCCCCACCGTCCGTGCTGGATGTCCTTGACGTACCAGCCGTCCGGGCCGACATGCACGATGGCGATGGCCGTTTCGTCCAGTGCCGCCACCTGTGCCTTGCTCAGACCGCCTACGTCCTTGAATCCTGCCGGGTCCACCGTTATATAGGTGTATCCGGGGTGCCCGAGAGGCACCTTGTCCACATACTGGAACTCGTCGGCCTTGAAGACTCCGCCTCCACCCGTGCTGAAGCTCGCCTCGAACTCCTGCCGGAAGGCTTCCCGGCTCGATGTGCGCCGTGCCGCCTCAATCTCCTCCTCGCTTATCATAGGATTGTCGCGGGAGCAGAAGTGGAACGCCTGCATGTCCGGGTTCGCGGGGTCTGCCGCCGCTACCCACAGCTTATAGAAGTGGTTCTTGCCCTTCGGAGTGCCGATGAACAGGGCTCCGCCCACCATGTCGGACAGTGCGGGCCTCAGGATCACGTCGAAGACGCCCGGCTTCATGTCCGCGAACTCGTCGAGCACGCAGTACGACAGCGAAACACCGCGCAGGGTGTCCTCGTTGTCCGCGCCCTTGAGCACGATGTACCGTCCGTTAGGCATGACGATGGTCATGTCCTTCTCTTTGATCTGCTTGGCGACCGGACGGGCTATCTCCTTGAGCTGCTTCCACATAATGTCGCGGGCCTGCTGGTAAGTCGGCGCCACGTACCAGACGTGCGCGTTCCGCAGGCTGCGACCCTTGTGGTTCTCGTTCTTGAGGGCCTCCATGATCAGTACGATCGCGGCAAAGAAGGTCTTCCCGCCGCGTCGGCCTGCCGCCACGACCTTGAACCGCGCTTCGGACTCGAAGATTTCCTGCTGCTTCTCGTGCAATGCGAAGTTCAAGGTGGTAGCCATGAGCTAATCCTCGTGTTATACGTCGCCTTGGAAGCCCAAGTCGAACGTGTCAGCTGCATCGACGTTGTTCTCGTCGGCTATGGTCAGCGACCATCCCGCTTCGAGAATGCCGGGGGCGATCGCCACCTGTATCTCGTTGTTCACGAACGCGGTTTCGCGGTATATGCCCGGCTGGAACACGTAATGGCGGGCCAAGCTCGCGGCCTGCGTGGTTCCGGCACGAATACTGTACATGGTATTGCCCGCCGCGTCCTTGATGGTCATGGAAAGCAGGCGGTTACCTGCGGTCGCGGTGCTGGTGTACAGCACGTGCAGCCACCGAACGGCGATCGGGCGCCTCGCGATGTACGTGTAAGAGTTGTCGGCGTTCGCGACGTGCGCTGACAGCGTCTGGATGCTGGATGTGCTCATTCTGTGTCGTACTCCCCTTCGATTACGGTGCCTCGGTTGGTCACCTCGTCAACATTCTCTCGCGTCAGGCTGGTGATCTTGATCTCGATCTGCACATCCTTCGACGAATCCCCGCCGTCATCGGCCTTTATGACCGGAACTGCACGGTCAAGTATCATCTTCTGCGACTGCCGACAGCCCTCCTTGATGGCCTGATCGACAACAACGTCCACGATCTTGCCAGCAGCCTTGCTGATCTTGATGGAGACGCGGTTCTGCATGGCCTCCCGGTAGAGGGTCGCCTTGTTCTTGGAGCCCCGCTTGCGGCCCGTGCCCAGCTTGCTGCCCGGAAGCAGCTGCCCATTCGCGTTCCGCTGTACAAGCGGCTGCGAATTGTCCATTTCCCCGCCCTGTACACAGACTGTGGACGGCTCTGTTTCCTGTACAAGCTGGTCTGTCATGGGTTAGCCCTCGTTATTCCGGGTCTCCTAGCATGTACTCGATGTACCGCATGACCTCTGGGTTCTGTGCGAAGATGGCCGACAGGGCGTAACCAAGCGCTGTGACGGTACGCTCCTCGTGCCAGTGCGAGCTGATCTGCCACTCGCTGTAGCAGACGTGCAAAAGCTCGTGGATGAACGTGTTAGCGACCTCCGTGGGAGGCCGGTCTTCTGTGACGATGCTGATCTCGAGACCGTCTGGCCTGACTAGGCCGTCAACCCCGTACTCGTCCCGCCACTCACTGTCCCTAGGGACAACCGTGTAGCGGCTACCACCGATCTTAATGTACTTTGGCAGGTTCATCAGGACTCCCGGTGTTTGCCTTTGTGCCAACTCTTGCCTGCCTTGCTCAGAGCGATAGCGATGGCCTGCTTCTGGGGCTTTCCATGTGCCATCTCAGTCTTGATGTTGCGTGCGATTACCTTCTTGGACTTACCGGACTTCAGCGGCATGCTGACCTCCCTACCACTTGGAGGGACGCAACTCAATGCCGTGGCGTCTGGCCTCCTCGACGATGACGTTCTTGCCGGTGTGAAGCACCAGCAGGATGTAGTTTAAGTAGGCGTTAGAGTGCCTTACCTCGCTGGACGTACCCGACAGAGCCGCAACGAACCGGCTCCAATCTTCTTGTCTCGTGCTATTCGGTCTTACCATGTGCCCTCCAGACGGCGGTGGTTGCGTTGCCGATCTCTGCGAGATACGGCCATATCGCTTTGCAAGCGGCCCAGAAGGGCGGAGCCACGGACCCGAGCGCAAGCAAAGCCTTGCCCAGCCGCAGCCATGCAGTTCTCTTATCCATCACGTTTCCTGAAGTCACAGAGGGGGCAAAGGGTCAGGTGATCATGGGAGCACGTAACCATTAGGGGGCCGAGTCATCCCTGCCAAACGGGCAGGTCGTGGTGTCTCGTTGGAATCGTAGCACTCGTAGCAGCCGTCCAAACGGCGTGAATTGTCAGGGTATGTGATTAAAGGTTCACACCAGACCCGTGCAGCCGGTTACCCGGCCATGACCGCCATAAACCCTGTGTTCCCTCCCGGTCACGACAGAACGTGTTCCCCGGTACATGCGGTAGCGCCCCTTTGCCAACATAGCGCCCCACGAGTGTAGGTGGAGGAGACCGACGCACTTACGTGTGTCTCGCGGGCTAGGCCCTAGAAATCATCCCCCTCCCTATATATGTGTTTAAACTGCATCACTTTGGGCATAAAAGAGGGTACTCCCCCGTATGCCTTTGATTCAAAAGGAAAGATAGTTGTAAACTTTATCATCAATGCTATCAGACACTTAGGAGCCATCAGATTCAAGGCTATGGCCGTCACGTAAGTCCTTGATCTAGCGATGCCTAGGCTATCAGACGGGAACCTGTCACAAAGGCCCTTACAGGCCCATTCTGACGGTATCCGAGCTAGGCCATCTTGGCGTACCGGGGTACTCCGTTACCTTGTCACAATGCGGTCATTTCCCACCATTCCATAGCGTATCAGCTAGATCCCAGATCCCCCGCCCGTCACAGGGGGCCACTCCCCAGATGCGAACCGTTCTCATGCGCAGGTACGAATCATTCTCATTGCGATTGCGATTCAGTAGCGCCGGGGCGGGAGCGTACGCGGGACGCACGTCCCTGCCAGCTGCCATGCGCCTGTCGGTATACCTGCCACTATCTGTCGGTAAAGTTAACACGCCCCCACGCTGTAAAGCATATCGACACGCCCTGTAAAGAATGCCGACAAGGGACGGCACGGTCACGCCGGGACCTGTATCAGTGTTCCCTAATATAAGCCATGCTTGTGCTGGATTAGCTGCCCTTATGTCCTTAGGGACACGCCGGTAATACCTGACCGTTCTGTGTGGTTATTGTGGCACGGGACTTGCTAGGGACTTGTGTGGCGTAAATACCACACCAGTGTTGCGCGAAAGCAACACGACTTGGCACGGATCATGCTAGGGATTAACTGCGCTTATGGCCCATTAGCTGCGCTTATATGGGGCTCAGGCTGCGCCTAACGCTACAGGCGCCACGCTGGCGCCGGGGTATAGCAGGGCATAGGTGACCGGCTGCGCCTTGCTACGGGCTCCACAAGCCCGGAGAATCGTGCCAACTGCCAAATGCGAATGAGAATCCCTCGCAACAACCCCGAAAACCACTGTATATGCATCCAGTACACTGTACGGATATACAGTACCAAGTTGGCACGGTCCTTGCTTGTACAAGGTTGGCATAGGTTTTGCTATAGGGCCTATTCCTTATATATGCGGCAGGCGAACGTCACGCCATTAGTTTAGCTTATGGGGCCATAAAAACGTTTCATTGGAGAATCTGGT